TTGAGCTTGACGTGGCCGTCCTGCAGCCTGGCCATCACTTCGATCGCGAATCGCTGCTGCTCGGTCACCTTCTCGCCGGTGGTCGCCTCCAACTGCTGGGCGTCGATCTTCTCCTGGATCCGAGTCTTCAGTTCAGCGTAGAGCTTCGCCGCCTGGTCGACGACGGCCACCGCCTTGTCGGGGATTGGCGGCTTGCGCGTGCCCTTGTCGATCGTGATCGGCTGATCGCCGAACTTCTTCTGGTCGGCCAGCACCTGCAGGGCGGTCGATGACTTCGTGGCCTGAGTCTGTAGCGCCTCGAGTTGCTGGCGCAGCACCGTGATGCTGGCGCGCGCCTTGTTCGCGGCGTCGCTGTTCGGATTGTTGGCGATGACCGTCTGCAGCTTGTCGATGTGGCCCATCGTGACGGTCATCGAGTTCTGCAGCGCCTCGGCGTCTTTCTGCAGCTTGCCGACATCGTCGAAGCCAAGGCCGGCCGCGAACACCTTGCCGATGGTGACCAGCGAGGCCTGGAACGGGCCCAGGCCGTCGACGCGCGCTTTGATGAAGGTGTTCGTGAGGTCGACGAGCGCCGGCAGTAGATCCCCGGCGATCGATACCTTCGCGCCTTCAGCCGCCAACTTCAGCTTCGTCAGGTTGTCGTTGAAGTCGCCGGCCGCCTTGGCAACGTCACTGCCGTACACGGCGCCGAGCTTCTCAGCCTCCGTGCGCAGCTCCGTGATGCCATCCCGGCCCTTGTTCAATAGCGGGATGAGCTCGGCACCGGACTTGCCGAACACGTCCTGCGCCAGCGCCGCCTTGCCGGCGCCATCCTCGTAGCTGCTGAAGCGATCGGCCAAGTCGAGCAGCACGTCGTCCGCGCTGCGCAGCTTCCCGTTGGCGTCCTTCACCGACACGCCAACCGCCTTGAACGCGGCCGCCTGCTCCTTGCTGCCGCCGGCGGCGGCGGCCATGTTCCTGCTGAGCAGGTTCAACCCCTGCGCGAAGGCCTCGGTGCTGGTGCCTGCCACCTCGCTGGCGTACCGGTATGCACTCAGATCCTTGGCGGCGATGCCGAACTTTTCGCTGAGATCATCCAGCTTGTCGAGCGTGTCGATCGCCGCCTTCACCCCGTTGATCTGCGAGGCCACCAAAGCCGCGATGCCGAGGCCCTCGATGGTCGACTTCAGCCCGCTCATGGCAGCGTCGATCCGTTTCGCCTGGTCCTCGGAGATCTTGGCCGCGCGGTTCATGCCCGCCTCGAACTTCGCGAGGTTGGCGTTGAGGTCGATTGAAAATTCGGCGATGGGCATTGGTCATGCTCCTGCAGTTGCGTCGTGCTGCGGAATCCATGCCCGCAGGAGATGTTGAAGTTCGAGATCCGGTGCAGGCGCGTCATTGGGCGCGGCGGCCAGGTCGTAGACCGGTACTGGTCGCTTCACGCCCGACACGCGCGCGGTGGCGATCACGGCGACCTGTCGGCTGCGGACCATGTTGTCGAGCGTCCTGCGCGCATGCTCGTTCGCCACATTCGCCCGCGCCGCGATCGCGCGTGTCGTGCCGGGCCCGGCCAGCAGGGCCGCGGCAACTGCCTTGCGAATAGGGCCCCTGAGCCTTGGCATCTGACGCCTCCGATGCGATAGGATTACGGCTTCCCGGCCCTGTCCCATCTGCCCCGAAGTGCCCCGTGCCTTCGGGGCATTCCTTCGTCTGCCGCCCCTCCAGTGAGGGTCGCCGATCGCGCCCCCACAAGAAAAGGGCCATCGGCTGTCGGAGTTGTTCGCTGCCCAGGTACTTGCCGACTTATCCTGGCCGAGCGTGCGATTCCACTCGGTGAAGCAACCTCTCATCTCCCGAGCCTCAGTGCAGCGTCGCGGCGAGCCAGCGCCCGCGCCCGCACGATGGCGTGGCCAGCCTCGAAGTCCTCGAGCAAGGCTCGCACAGCGGCGATGGCGTCCCAGTCTTCGGCGCCGCGCCACGCAGCCCACTCGATGAGGGTCAAGCCAGACGGCGGCTCGTCGGCCGGCCATGGGGCTCCTGCCTCGTTGTTCACGCCGACCGCCCGGCATTGAAGGTCCTGGGCGCGTACACCGTCGTGGCACCACCACCGCCAACGCCGATGACGCCGGTGAAGTCCGTCGCTGCGAACCCGCCGTCGAGTCCGGTGTCTTCGTCGAAGGCCCCGCCGCCGTCCATCTTGAGACTGCGGGTCGAACCACCGCCAGCGCTCAAGCCGTTGGCGCCGCGCGGGCCTTGGACGTCGACCCATGGTCCCCAGCCGCCGCCATCGAGCTCGAAGCGAATGGACGTGCCGCGCCATTCGTGGCGTGGCGTCAGGCCCAGCTCACCCTGAGGGCCGGGGTCACCCTGCGGACCGCGCGCGCCGTCGCGGCCGTTCTTGCCGTCGATGCCGTCGCGCCCGTCGGCACCACGCGGACCCTGCAGGCCGTCGCGACCATCACGCCCATCGCGGCCGGGCAGACCCGGCATGCCGTCGCGACCGTCGACGCCGTCCTTGCCATCCTTGCCATCAAGCGGCGCTTCCAGGCCGTCGGCCAGGTCGGCGGCCATCTGCGTGAGATCGTCGAACGTCTTCATCAGTTGATCCTTTCGACTTTCGTGCGGCGGCCAACAGCGGCCATCGCTCGTTCCATTGCTGCGAACAACTTCGCCTGGCCGCTCGGGTCATCGGGTGCGGCGCGCTGGGCCAGCGCTTCGAGCGACCAGTTCTGCTGCTGCAAGTACGGCGTATCGCCGCCCGCCACGGGCTCGAGGTCTTCCATCGCGCGCGCCTCGTTCGGCGCCAGGTAGCCGGCCTGCACGCCGAGCCGCGCTGCTTCGGCGCGCGACAGCGGGTCGAGTCGCAGGAAGGCGCTGACGTCCAGCTCGACACGGCGATTTGCTGGCAGGTCCAGGCCGTCATCGAGCAGGCCTTCGATGGACTCGATCAGCACCTGCAGGGTCTGCTTGTAGTAGTCGAGATCCATCGCGCCGGCGTTGTTGAAGGTCGGTGCCGGGCCGAGGCCGAGCTTGTAGGCCGGCACGTGGAAGCACCGCGCCACGTCTTCGCCTGTCCAGCGCAGCTGCTCGATCAGTTGCGCCTGCTCCGCCGGGACGGACATCGCTTCGAACTTCAGGCCGTCGCCGAGCACCGCCACGCGGCCGGCATTGGTGCCGCTGTAGTTCTTCTCCCAGTGATCCTTCATGCGCCTGGCGTTGTCGTCGTTGATCGTGCCCGGCGCGGTGAGCACCCCGCCCGGCCGGCTGGCGTTCTCGAAGAACTGCGCGCTGTTATTCTGGATGCGGGCACCCTGTGTCGCCGACTTGCCGCAGGCGTAGATAGGGCCGATGCCGACCAGTGGGTGAAACAGGCAACTCGCGCGATCGTGGATGATCTCGCTGGCCGGCACCGTGACAGTGTGCGCCTGGATCCCGCTGAGATTGTCCTCGCCGAATTGGTAGTACACGCTGCCATCCGGCGCAACAAGCGGAGTGACCATCGACCAGTTCAGGATGTAGAGCGCCACGACGACGCCGCTCGCATCGCGCTCCTTCAGCACGATAGTGTTGCCGTGCAGCAGCTTGCTCAGCACCCAGCACGAGAGAAACTGCTGCCAGGTCTGGTAGCGATTGGGCTTCCGCCTGGCCGGCAGCAGCGGCGTTGCCGCGCGGTACGGGCGCCAGACGTTCGTGGCAGTCTCGAACATCAGGCGCGGTGGCAATTTCGAGATGTCGTCCGCGATCAGCGTGACACAGCTGTAGACCGCGGAGAAGGCGAGCAGCGAGTCATGTGGATCGGCCACGATGTTGCGCTGCCAGGCATCGGCGAAGTAGCTGCCTACGGAGCCCAGCCATGAGCCACCGGCGTATACCGTTTGCCAGCCTACTTCGCGGTTCAGGGATGAAGCCTTCGTGGTCGGCGGCGCCTTGACGGCGCGCGTGATGTTGAAGCCGAGGATTCGCATAGCCCGCTTACCGCTGAGCGTCGCGGCGCGCGCGCTCGCGCATCTTTGCAAGACGAATCTCGTCGGCGCTGGGGAGTTTGATCCCCCGTCGACTGGCGACGTGCTCCTTCGCCTCGTCGACAGCGATGAGGCTCGAGAAGCGTGCAAGCCTCATCTGCTTCTCGTCGAGAGGCACGCCGGCATTCCGTTGCAGACCGGCGGCGATAGCTTGAGCGGTAATTCGGTTCAGCGCCACTGTCAGGTGGCCGTCCGGGGTCCAGATAGTCAGCTCGTTCGACTTGGAGAGTCGGACCGAGGAAAGCTTGCTTGACATGGTGGGGGGTCGTTCCTGCGAGTTTGGAGCGATTGAACGCGGGGCGCCTTCAGGGCCGCAATGGGCAAAGCGTCTTTGCGACTTTCCAAAGTCGCAGGAAAGTCGCTTCGGTCAGCCATCGATGCGCCACAGCACACCATCGCGGACCTTGCCAATGCGCACCACAGTCACGCTGGCCACTGATGCACCGGCCGCGCGAGTCAGCAGCTTGCCGAGCGTCTTCAGGCTTGCATCTGTGCCGAGACACGCCTCCACCTTCGCCTTCAGCACCGGGTCTCGCTGGCGCGCCACCAGCTGCAGATCCTTGGCCGTGAACACGGCGCCGCCGATCGCGGTGCGAATGGCCGGGAGCAGTTGCGCCAGAGTTTCTCGGTCCGAGGCTGACAGCGCGCGTGGCAGGCCGGGAGCAGGTGCCGACAGCCGCGACTCGATGCGCTTCAAGGTGGCCAAGATGGCGGCGAGGATCTCGGTGCTCATCGTTGTGCGGATCACTCGATGCGCAGCAGCTCGGCCGTCGTGCCGTTCGGGTGGCCGATGTGCAGCGACACGTGCGGCATCTGACTGAGCTCCACGCGCAACGACAGCACCCCGCCGCCGGCGATGGCCTCGGCCAGCTTTGCCCTGATCTCGTCGCCAAATCGATCGACAAGGCGCGAGGCGAGTTGCGTGGCGTCGATAAGCAGGTCTTCGATCAACTGTCGGTCGGTGTGAAACGGGGCTTCGATGTCCATGGCGATGTCCTCCCGGTGATGGAGGCAGTTCTTTTCGACAACGACGGCTGGTCTGTGTTTTCGGTGGCAGAAAAAAACCTGCGAATGGTGTCGAGAGCGGTGCCCGGCAAAAGGGCTTTCGACCTTCCGCACCGCCCCCCCAAGGGCCGAGCGCAACCCGTGGCATGCGGCTTCGTCGCGCCTGAGCGGGCTCCTGTTGATGACGCAGTTCATTCGAAGTCCTTGTCGGCGCCGCGCGCCTGCTTGCGATCAGGCGTGAGGTCGGCCTCGCTCGACTTCCACCGTTGGTAGCGGCCGAAGAACTCTAGCGGCACGCGCACGCCGCGCTTACCCTGCCGGTTCTTGGCCAGCGTCAGGCCCAGGATCTGGCGTTCGCCGAACTCGCGGCACGGCCAGAGGAACATCACGGTGTCGGCGTCCTGCTCGATGGCGCCGGAGTCGCGCAGGTCCGACAGGTTGGGCTCTGGCACCTGGCGACTCTCCACCGCGCGGTTCAGTTGCGACAGCATCAGGATCGCGATGCAGAAGTCCTTCGCCAGCGCCTTCAGACCGCGGCTGATCTCCTCGATCTGTCCGTTCCGGTTGTCCCGCGCGTTGGTCGCCGCGCACAGCTGCAAGTAGTCCAGCACCAGCAGCTTCAGGCCATGCCGGCGCACCGCCATCGCCTTCGCGCGGATGTCCAGCAGCGTCAGCGCCGGCTGATCGTCGATGTAGAGCGGGACTGCGGCGAGCGCGTCGCTGGCCGCCGAGACGCGGCTCCAGTCCTCGATCTCGCCGCGCTGTAGGGCGCCATAGTCGATGCCACCGATCATCGCTGCGGCACGGTCCAGCAGCTCGGCTGCCGGCATTTCCTGGCTCAGGAACAGCGTCGGCGTGCCGGCCTGCGCAACGGTGATCGCGATGCGTTCGGCCAGCGACGACTTGCCGACCGACGGGCGCGCCGCGAGCACGTAGACGTGGCCGGCGCGCATGCCGCCGTTCAGCTGCTCGTCGAGGTCGCGGAAGCCGGTGGCTATGCCTTCGCGCACCGCTCCGCCGGCCACCTCGCTCCAGTGGTCGATGCGAGTCGCCATCAGATCGGCCGCGAGCTTTGGCTGTGGTTTCGCGCCGCCGTCGGCCAGCTTCGCAAAGACCTGCTGCACCGCGGCGAGCTTTGCCTGGCCGTCGCCCGGCTGCTCCGCCATCGCGACGGCCTGATGGGCCGCGTGAGCCACCTCGCGCTCGAGGTGCTTCGCGCGCACACGCTGGGCATGCGTCCGCACGCTGTTGTCCACGGCATAGGTTTGCGCGGCCGCGTTCAGCGCCATCAGGCCGACATCGGCGCCGGCGGAACGCAAGTGCTCGTGCACCGACACCAGGTCGACAGCCTGCGAGCGGCTGACCAGGGCCGTGATCGCGGCGTAGGCGGCGCGCATGCCGGCGTCGAGAAAGTGCTCGGGCCGCAGGAGGTCGGCGACGTGGTCGAGCAGCAGTGCGTTGCGCATCAAGCAGCCGACGACGGCGTATTCGCTGTCCAGGCAGCGCCGCAGGTATTCTCCGAAGTCGAAGGCCTCGGCGTCCGGCGCGAAGGACCGAGAGAAGTCCATGGCGTCGTGCTTCATGCTGCGGCTCCGGTCTTCTCGATGACGTGCTTCTTGCCACGATCGGTGAGCAGGAAGTCGAGGTCGCAGCGCCATGCGGCGTGCGCCTCGCCGCGAGAAGTGCGCCCCATCAGGAAGTCGTTGTCGCGAGCCCGGGCGAAGTAGGCGGCAATCCACTTCATCGCCGCCTCCGGCGTGGTGGCCCGGCGCACGCCGTCAACCTTCTCGCTCGTCAGCACCCACCGCCAGAACTCGCTGATCTTCGCCTTCCGGCCTTTGCTGTCCATCAGCTTGACGCGCGGAAGCTCGGGCAGCGCGGCGTGATAGGCGCCGACGATTTCGGCGTGAGGACAAGGCGCGAGCTTTGCGGCCACCGGTCGCGACAGCGACGTAAATGGTGGTTCATGATGGTTCAATGATGGTTCGTCTGAAGCCGGCTTCAGGGGTTTTGGGAAGCCGGCTTCAGGGGTGGAGGAAGCCGGCTTCAGGGTGAAGCCCGCTTCAGGGGTGAAAGCGGCTTCAGGGGTCAGGGCTGAAGCAGGCTTCAGGGTCTGCGACGGCACGGGGGCTGAAGCGGACTTCAGGGGTTTCGGCGCTTTTGGGGATGAATCCGGCTTCAGGGGTCGACCCTTCGCGGCCGCGACGATGCGGTATCGGTTCGTGCCCTTCGGGCCTTCGTTGGCCCGCACCTCGAGCTCGCCGCTCGCCTTCAATGCAGACAGCACGAAGTTCGCGTTGCGTGTGCTCATCCTGCACTTCGCGGCCAGCGTCGGCACGGCCGGGTAGGCGTTGCCATCGTCGTCGGCGAAGTCAGCGATCGCGAGCAGCACCAGCAATTCGCTGCCTCCGTGCGTCGACTCGGCCCACACACGAGCCATCGTTCGAACGCTCACCTCCCGGCGCTCCTCGCGGCTTGTCGCGCGGTCACATCGCGCAAGTACCTGCGCCAGCGTGCGCAGGTCAGGCAGAGCAGCAGGGGCGAGCTGCTGCAATGGCAGGCCG